GAGATTCTTTCACATCATAATAATTAGAGATTTCTTTAATTAAATTATATTTTAATTTTCGATTCTCTTCAAGATTAATTTTTTCAGAGTATTTTATCGTTGACTCTATTACTAAATTTGCTCTTGATTCAGTCTCTTCTTTTTTTTCTATTATCCTTTTATATAGTTTATATTCAGGTAATAATGTAGATTTATTAAAATATTTTTTAATAAGAGATTGACTCTTGCTTGATCTCTGATTTATGGTATCTTCGGTAAGCTGCCTTACAAGTAATTCAAAGATTATACCTGTATTTTTATACTTCGAATGTTTAGCCATTATAATTATTTATTATTATAAATATTTAATCGTTATTTAAAATATTATTTTCATCTAATAACCCGTCTTCTTCTTTTAGAATTACTCGCTTTTTAGATTCAATACGATTAAATAATCCGTTGTTTGATAAATTATTTACTTTTGCTTCTGCTTGACTAAACTTAAATCTCTTTGCATTAGGATTTAGACGTCCATTATCATTAACATCATTTTTTACTCCTCCACTTCCAAGCGGATCTCTGCCAAAGTTATTATTTTGAGTACCTATAGTTGAGGATCCTTCTTTAGGTCTTCCTACAGGTCTTTCTTCATCGTAACCCTTTGGTACTTCCTGTTTTTGACCATATCTGCCTGGACCATATAGTGATGCTAAATCATGAGGAGTACCGTAGGATTTACCTGTTTTCACAGGATCGTTTCCTTCAGCTTCAACTTGTGATAATCTAAACTTACGTTTTGCATCCTCGATTTGTAAGTCTCTATATTCTTGATATTCTTCTTCACCAAAGTGAAAAATATTTTCATAAATCCAGTCCGATGGTAATAAGTTATTATCTTTAATCTGTACTGCAAGATCTACTTTTTCTTTCATTAAAGCAACTCTTTCTTGATCATAAATAATAGAAGGAGTAGTAGCTGATAATTTAAAATTAGTTAAATTTTCATCTCTATAACCTAAAGTATATAAATGAACAAATGCTATTTTGTATAATTCCGATACCATAATTCTTTGAATTCTCTCAATAGTTCTAGCAAATCTGATATCTTGAGCTGCTAAAGTCGCTTTACCATCTAAATTTTCATCGTATCCTAAAAATGCTTTAGGAACTTTTAAGGCAGCAAATAATTTCTCTCTTAAATAAGCAACATCTTGAATACCATCATACTCTAAACCTTTAGTAGTTTCAATTTTTGTTGCAGCATCATTACCTCTAACTGGAATATAAAAATCTTCTAACTGATTTTGTATATTATATTTTAAATTATACTCACCTGTTTGTTCATCCATATATGGTGTTCGTTTCATTTTAGAAACTACTTTTTGCATAAAATTTTCAACTTCGTTAGGAGCAATATTACCTATATTAATATAAAATATTCTTTTTTCAGGAGCTCTAACGATACGATGAATTAACATTGCATCTTCCATTAAAGTATATTGCTTAAATAATTTACGACCAGGCTCTAAATAACTTCTACCATATGGTAAATAATTTGTATCAGTTAATAATCTAAAATGAGCTACTTCATAGTTATCAAGTATAATTTGATTTTTATTATCTTCTGACCCAGCACCCATTACATTATAATATCCTGTTTGACCCTGAGATATTCCTTGTGGAAAATATTTAAATCTTACTTCAGAGGGGTTATCTCTATTCCATCCTTCTTGTCTTTCAATATGAAAAGCAGAATATGGTATAACATTATATACTCCAAATTTTTCAGATATTTCAAGTTTTAAAAAAAAGTCACCATATTTACACATATTACGTATCCATGGCCACATATTAAACTCTACATTTAAAATATCATAAAATAAGTTATATAATATTTGTTGGATATCATCATCTGAAGATTGTATTTGTAATACCTCTCCCATATCATTTTTTAATGTAGATTCATCAGCTACTATATCAAGAGCTGAAGCAACTATAGCATCGGTATCCATTACATCATATTCTGAATATAATTGAGGTCTTAATAATTGATAATTAAAATTACTTTGATATCCGTATAGTGAAGTAGGTCCTGATGTATAAATTCTATTAAATCTATCTACAAGAGCATTAGTATCATATTTACCATAAGATTGTATATGATCACTATCAACTACTTTTAACTCTTTTCCACCAGCATTTTTTATTATTACATCTGTTGAGAATAATCTTCTAAGAGTTGCAAAAATACCTGTTTGGGGGCCCATTTGTCCTTGATCTCTACCATCTTCGTATGAAGGCATTGGATTATTTATTTCAGCCATATTATTTTTTTATAAAAGCCAGTTAATATCGTGACCTTTTTCTTTATCTAAATCTACTTTATATGGATTTTCACCCCATTGTTTATTAGTATAAATATTGTTATTTTTAGTATTAACTATTCCATCCATCATATTTTTAGACATATCAGTTGATTGCGACTTATATGCTAATGAAATATCCCTCATAAACATTGCGATAGCAAAAGACATAACTAAATCATCGTTATATCCTTCTTGAGAAGCAGCTTTACCATTTCTCCATACAAACGTTTTCATTTCTTCTAAAAGTCTTTTAGATTTAATAGTAACACTTCTATCATTAACAAACTCTAAAAATTTAGATATAGCTAATGGTCGAGTTTTTAAATTCATTGAAAACCCGGGGGTTAATTTACTATGATCAGACCATTCAGAGAAGAACGATTCTACTGTTACACTACCTCCTTTAGGAGAATGATATAAATTTCTATATCCTCTTTGTTGTATAGCTTGAATAACTGCCCAACCAATAGTTGAATTCTCTACTACTAATAATGCGTTATTATATTCAGTTGCTATTGAAACTAATAAATTTCCAAAATCTAATGTTGGTAACTTACCCTTATATTCTGCGACTTGTGTATTTGAGGTTATATCAATAATATGAAATGCTGAGTAATCTTGACCGTCACCTCTTGCTACATCTGCTGCTACTATATAATTTTTGGAATAATTAACTGATTCCCATACCCATAATGATTTATCTATACCTCTTTTTTCGTTTGGATTTATGGTAGTTTCTTCCATAATATGAGTTAGCTGTCCAGCAGGAAAAACTGTATCCCCAGAAGTATTAAAGTCACAATCGCATTCTTGAGCAGCTTTTTTAGGATCTCCTAAAAGTAAATCTTGTCTATCTCTCCATTCTTTATCTCTTTCCGGATGGACATCCCATGGTAACTTTATAGGTAGAAAATTATTTGTGCCTTCTTCAGCACTTATCCACATTTTATGAAACCAATTACCAACTCCATAGGGAGTAGATAAAACTAATGCTCCTCCACCAGTTGCTAATGTTTGTTGAGCTGCTGCCCATGTCTCACCTATATTATCAATAAAAGCAGCTTCATCTACTATAAGTAGTGATACTGCCTCAGAACGAGCTGCATCTGGAGATGATGATTTAGCTTGTATTCTTGAACCGTTTTTTAATCTTAAAGATAGTTTATTATTTTCTACATTATCAACTTTTAACCATGAAGGTAAATTATTATACATAAATTGTACCTTAGTTACTAAATTTCGAGCAGTTGCTTGAGTTGTAGCTAATGCTAATACATTTTTGTTTTCGTAGAACGACATTAACCATAGCGCATACCCTGCTCCTAATGTTGAAATACCTAACTGTCTCGATTTAAGAATAATAGAATATGGATTATCTTTCCATAATTTCATTACTCTTTCTTGAAAAGGATATAAATGAAAATTAATTTTACCTCTTTGTGGATGTTGAATATAGCAATATTTTTTCATAAAATGTACAGGATCAGTTGCACACTTTATATACTCTTGCTTTATTATTTGTTTAATATCCGACACTATTTCTTTGTAAGTTTTTGATAATAGCTTACACCAATATATGGGTCAATATTAGTATATCCAACTCCATCGTAAAAGAATTGTACACCTCCATTTAGTCCTAAAATATATCTTTTTTTAGTTCTTAATAGCACTCCTAAATTAGCATTAGCTAAGTTAAATGGTTTAAGAGCAAATCCTGTATTAAAACCTAAATATAATTCTCTTGCATTAATATAATGCTTTTCTGTAATTGTATTTGTAATAGTTGGATATAAAATATTATACTTAGAAGAACGACCTGCTATTTGATTTTGAGTAATAGTATCGTAAACAATAAAAGTAATACTATCTGTATGAATCACGGTATCTACATAGTAATACTTTGCAAAATAA